GGACATAACATCAACATGTAAATTTGCCAAGCGTCACTTGACCAAACGCAAACAGTTCTACCGAGAAGCCAACTATCCGTTTACACAAGAGAAACTGGACTGGATGAAAATAAAATAAAAATAGCTGTGTGGTGACAGTTTTTTTGCACAGCTTGAACTGAAGACCTGGTCAAAACAAGCGCAAAAAATTGTTGCTGCCAATATCAATCGATACACCAAGAACAAACTCAATGGGCACTATATTTAAAGAAATAAAAAACTTTGTCAAACCGGGCTCGGGTGTGTTTGTAGAAATTGGGTCAGAGCGCGGCGAAGGCAGCACACGTGAACTGGACAGACTGGCTAGGTTGTATGGCACCAAGTTGATCAGTGTGGATATTTCTTCTTCAGCAAAAAACAGATATCAAACACAGTTGCCTGATGTGGAATTTGTTGTGGCACCGGGCAGTGTGTGGGCTCAGGAGTTTGGTAGAATGCCCACAGATATCTTATGTTTGTACCTGGACAATTTTGATTATATCTGGGACATAAATGACATACGTCCGGCCATACAAAGGCAAATGGAAGAATACAACAGTCGCGGCCAAGTCATGAACAACCAGGCCTGTCAGACAGAGCACATGGCACAGATACTTGCACTGCGTGGCTGTTTGAATTGGTATAGCACAATAGTCATGGATGACACTTACTGCATCAACGATTGCTGGATTGGCAAATGCGGCCCTGTTGTGGTTTACTTGAAAGCACAAGGATGGCAAGTGGTTCATCAAACATTAGATTGCGGTGTAATTATGCAATACCCTTTGGAGATTGAATTATGAGTTTAGATTTTATGAAAGACGACGGGGTATTCTTGCCCATGTTGAATGATACTGGCCGCAATGTCTTTTATAAAGCTGCAATTGAGTTGGCCGCACCAGGGAAGGTAGTCTGTGATATAGGTGCCGGCACAGGGTTTCTTAGTATAATGGCAGCTCACGCTGGTGCCAAGCATGTGATTGCAGTTGAACAAAATGCAGAAAGATATCAGTATACCAAATCAATCATTGAAAAATTGCAGATGACTGACCGTATTGAATTGGTGCACGGCAATTTCCTTAATCTTGACATCCCAGCAGATGTGTACGTGTCAGAAACTATCAACACACAAATATTTGGCGAAGACATAATAAAATTATCCAACCATGCACAGAAACACGGCGGAGAGTTTATACCCGGACAATTTAAAATTCATGCAGAAGTGTATGAAATGCATCCAATATTTGTTGTCGATCAATCAGGGTCAGAAGCTTTTGAATATCAACCCGACATTGATGTTGATCCTGCTTTTGCCAGCATTATCAATCAAGATTTTCAGCAACAGTACAGCCTTGCGGACACACGTTACCAGGCCAATCAACTCAATAGGTTGTTTAAAATGCTGCCAGAGTTCACCGATCTAAAACTGACAAAATATTACCAAACTCAGCCAATTACAGTTGACTTGAACCGACTAAACAATGAGTCAGACATCACCGTCACAATTCCTTTCAATTACGTTAGACGATTTCGACAGAGTATGTACATGGTGTTGTTTTGGCAAGCTGAATATGGCCCTGTGACAATGAATTGCAGAGATGTTTGGTTTGGTAACATCAGCAAACACATCATGGGAGCCACAACTGATATTGTGGTTCGTTATGATCCTCAGATACGCAACTGGCGGTTGACTTATTGACACAAACCCTGTAAACTAAACACATGCGAATTTTAACCTTAGACAACACTCATTACGACCTAGATCATTTGCCCGAAGAAGTAGATGACATGAGGTTTGCTATACTAGACAACAGCAATCCACAAGATCCCGACTATCATTTTATTCCGCTAATCTTTTTAGAGAGTTTCAATGCGCCTGCACTTGTGCTGCGCATTGGAGAGAATACCATAAAGATGCCCATGGACTGGCAGATCCTTATTGGCGAACCTGAAGTAGGCGACCTGGAAGTGCTGCCACTAACATCAATCAATGATCGTGGATTCAGAGTGTTTCAGTTCAATCCACTCACAAGTTTCCGCCCAAGTTTCCCGGACATTGAAATCCTAGATGTGTATCATGAAGTATCGTGGTATGCACCCAAGCTAAAGAATGGACAGTTACTTGCTGTGCCATTGAACGATGATCCTGATCCCGACTGTGTATATTTTGTCAAAGACATCAGTCGCAACTGTGAAATCGTAGACTATAACAAAAGTTGGTAACATGCCCTACACCGAACCACAACTGTTTGAAAACTTGACTCGCATGGTAAAAATTTACCTAGAAAGTTATCCAGAAGATCAGCAAGGCCTGGAACGATTCTTGCGCTGGGCACACACTCAATATGGTTACAAGTATGGGAACACTTAAACCCGGCGCCACCTACATCTACGAGCGTGTGGACAATAAAGTGTATGCCCGCGAAGCAGGTGCTGATCCCAGTACTAGGCAACTTATGGGCTACAGTTACGATCCTGTGACGGGACACCAAATTGATTATACCAAACAAACATCAACCGAAAATAGCTTGTTCGACCGTCTGCAGGAAGATAAAATGTGGGGCGATATTCGGCGCTTGGCCAAGACCACGCCTGCTTTACAAGATGCTGTGGAACGTGTTATAATGATATACCGATTAATCAAGGTAGATGACTAATGGAAAATATCAATCCATACAACAAAATTGAATTTCAAAAGATATTTACAAATACTGAAATTTATAAAAAACTTGAACAAAATTTTGGCAGCCAAAATTTAGTATGGGACAAATTTGTCTTACCGGCAATTATTAATAGTGCGCCAATTTGGCGCACTATTGCCGAGACACCCCGAGCATCTGTGCCAACTATATTTTCAGCTTCGGTGTTTTATTATTTGTTGCCGTTATTGGAAATAGATTATGATTTAATTTATGATTTAGGATGCGGAGATAATATGTTTAAGCCTTATATTCCACGACTTATAGGAATTGGTGCAGAATGGAGTGACTATCACAGAGTGAAAGATTCGAGTTGGCCTAATATAAAAAACAGACGTGAGTTTGATGATTTGCCAGAACGTATCAAACATGAATGTATACATGTGCATAAAATTAGCATTGATGATAATATTTGTCATGGGGATATCAGTGATAGTTTCAATGATACTTTTGTTTTAGCGCATCAAGAATATTTTCAATCAATATTTTCAATTTGTGCTTTGCATTTTCACCCATTGCATTTGTTGAAAAAAATTGTTTTAGATTTTGCTTCAATTATTAAAGTTGGCGGCCGCGGATTTTTATCAGTTAATCTAAAACGGATGATAGAAATTGAATCAACGCAATTTTTACTGCAACAGTTTTCAACAATAAATCCAAGTAGATCCCAATACGAACAGTATGTTAGAAAAGAATTGTCATCAACAAATTTAAAATTTTTAATTTTAGATATTGATTTAACTTTAATAGATGAAGGGTTGGATGGCAATGTTAGATTGGTATTTGAACGATGAGCGATAAACTAAACATTGCCAATGAGATGCGACAGCTGGATCGCAAAAACAGAAACTTCTATCGCGATCTCACAGACGAAGAACGCAAGAAGTTTTCAAACTATCTCATGATTCGTTGGGCCAGTTGTGTAGAAGGTTCACAGGATTTGCAAGAATTTTACTTGATCTCCACCAACGAACGACTGAACAAACACTTTTTCAACATTAGTCGACATCCCGAACTGCAATGGCTGTGTGCCACAACAGTGAGTCCAGACATGGGCACACCCAGACACAACTGGATTTCGCCCAAGAAAAAAGAAACAGGAGCAGGGGCAAGTGCTATCAAAAAGCAGTTGGCAGAGTTATTTCCCATGTACAAAGAAGATGAAATAGCCATGCTGGCCGCAATGACCACAAAGAAAGAACTTGATCAATACATCCGAGACCATGGCAGAGACACTAAGTGAGCTTGCTTGCGGCTACTGCAAGAAAACATTCCGTCGTGCAGAAAGTCTTGTGGTACACTTGTGTGAGCCCAAGCGCCGCAGATCAGAACGCACGGAACGTGGTGTAGAACTGGGCTTTCAATCCTACTTGCGGTTCTATGAAATTGCTCAAGGTTCAGCTAGACTCAAAACATTTGATGACTTTGCAGACAGCCCTTACTACCGGGCATTTGTCAAGTTTGGCAGATACTGTGTGGCCACACGAGCAATCAATCCCAGACAGTTCACAGAGTGGTTGTTGAAACACAACAAAAAGATCGACAACTGGGGCAGTGACAAAATCTACACTGAATACTTGCTAGGCTATTTGAAAGTGGAAGCAGTGGCAGATGCACTTGCTCGAGCAGTAGAGTTTGGCATAGACTGGAGTGAGAAACATTCGGCACCGCCCAATGATTGTTTGCGCTACGGCAGCAGTCATGCCATGTGCCATGCTGTCACAACAGGACGCATTAGCCCTTGGGTAATATACAACTCAGAATCAGGACAAAAGTTTTTAGGTGAACTCACAGCCGACCAAGTGGCCATGATATGGCCCTACATAGATAGTGACGTGTGGCAGAAAAAGTTTTCAGACTAT